TAACGGATAGTGGGGAAGGTGTTGGGTTTCTATACTCTATCAATTCTAATGTGTACCACATATCTTTATCGCATGTGATATATTTCTTTTCAATAGAGTTTACAATTACATCCATGTTGACGCCACAATCACTAATTATAAGTCTAACAGGGGCGCCAACTTTTTGTAATTGTTTGAAATATCTATAATATTTTTCTGGTGTCCAAGATGAGAACATATTCAACCCAGTAGTTACGTATGAAGGTAACATATTACTCACTGCGTTTGCTACGTTACCTGCCAAGTCAAATATATTGCTATCTTCTTTATACGGGAAAAAACTTTCTATTTGTAGTCTAGAAAGTTTTGTACCTGTCGGTATTACTACCTCACCAAGTTTTAGCACGTTTGCGGTGGTTGTCTCGCTGTCTGTGGTGACTTCTAGTGTTTCGGGGTTTACTGGTAAGGTCAACGGTGTTGCTGTCGCAATCTGCTCCGAAAGTATCATTATTTCCTCAGCACTTGCACCACCGTATTTTAAATCGGCAATGAGTTGAACCACGTTCTGTACTGCTGGTAAAAAGAAAAATTTTATTGCCATTGTATGTAACCTCTTTCTACGTTAAATCACTGTCGGAAGCGTCTCTTACAAGTTTTTCTATTAATTGGAGAATAACATTTACATCCGCTGACTCTCTCACATCCCCAAATGTAGCATTAACTTTAGGGGTTAGAGATGTCATTTTGTTTACGAATTGTACTCTAGCATATTCTTTTAATAGACTAACATCTTCGTCACTTAAATTAACACCGTCTTTTAATGCGTTTGCTGTATCACCAGTATTTTCGTTGATTCCATTAACATTAGAGTTAAGTTGGTCCATAGGCACCCAAGCCGGATTCATCATACCTTGATTGAATGTTTTGTCACCGATAGAGAATGCGTCTTTGATGGAATCCATACCAGTTTTACCCCAATCGTAACCAGTATCCCAAGCAACGTTGTAACCGATACGTCCACCGATGCCCATTTCTTGTAAACTACCATTTAACTGGTTCATTTTCTTTTCGTAGTTTTCGTCTTTAGCGTAAACTTGAACTGCCGCCTCTGCCATAATGTTTAGACCTTTTTTCCACTTGTTTACACCTTTGGACAACTCGGAACCAAATACAGCGTCTATGGCACTAGCTATCGCCCCAATTATGTTTAGGATTTGCATACCCACATCTCTAAATAGATAAATCCAACTAGATACAGGGTTGTCCATTACGTTACCAAGGAAATTAGCAAATCCAGCAATACCGTTCCAAAGAAGTTGTACTATGCCCCAAATGAATTCACCCAAACCATAAATTAAGTTCCAAATTGTAGCAATTGCCACTGAAATTACACCTACGATAATACCAGTTGCTGAATATGTTGTACCTGCCATTTTGTTGATTGCTGCGATAATCACATACACAATAGCCACTATGGCAATTAAACCATAAACGAACCAAGATAGAGGACACATTGCCATTGCCACATTCAACCCATTTTGTGCCGCATATAACGCAAGTATTGCCGCAGTTTCCATCCAATCAATACCTATTTTCCATAGCTTCATTGCTACTAATCTACCATATCCAAGTAATTGGGTAGTTAGGAAAAATCCAAAAGCAGTTGCGGCACCTATTAATAGAGGTACAATTTGTTCCCAGTTATCATACAACCAAGAACCAATATTACCGAATGCCTCCATAGCACCTATTGCTATATAAGATAAACCGATTAAACCATTTACTGCTAAATCTAACATTTTCTGGAATTTTTTACTGTTCCAAACTTGTCCTAATTTTGAGTAGATACCTTCCAAACCTCTATCCAGTTTGTTAAGAACTTGTACCCATAATTCCCCAAAAGATAAAGGCATTTTGGCAAATGCTTCGTTTGTTTCTTTTGCCACACTAAATAAAGCATTCTTAATTATGTCAGCGGTAATTTTACCATCCCTTGACGCCTCTTTAAATGCCTGTCCAGTTAGTCCCATATAATCTTGAATAGTTTGTGCCAACATTGGTGCGTTTTCTATAATGGAACGGAATTCATCCCCTTGTAACCTACCAGATGCCATTGCTTGTGTTAATTGGTACATCGCAGCACTTTTTTCCCAAGGAGTTGCTTTAACTAAACTGAATTGTTTATTAAGTAACTCTGTGAACTGAACCATTTCATCTGTGTTACCAAACGCCTCACCTGCCAATAAACCTAATTTAGCAACGGTTTTTGCCATATCCCTATAATTGGATAGTGACCTTTGGGAAGCTTCGTAAATTTGTTGTTGTAGTTCGGCAGATGTTTTTTGACTTTCTGTCATTCTTAACATCAAGTCTAAACTTGCCTGTGTACCAACATAAGCGTCCGACCTTTGTACTAATAATTTAGCACCCTCAAAAGCCACATAAGTTGCAAGTAATGTCTTTGCCTTTTCTATAAGACCTTCCACTGCCCTCGAACTTTCGTCCACATCTTTCTTAAATTTACGTTGGCTGGAACTTCCGGCAACCCCTGCTCTTGTAGCGGATGAACCAAATTGGTCTAACGCCCTATTTGCACGAACAACGGCATCAGTTGCTTTATCAAAACTTTTCTTTGATATTTTGTCAACTTCTGCCATTGCTTTCAATGTGGCATCTAACGCCTTCATAATGGAACGAAGGACAGGCGTCATACGGTCATTTAATTGTAATGTACTTTGAACGCCTGCCATTATTATCTCCTCCGTTTCCCTTTGCCATTTGTTTTAGAAGCTTGTTTCTTTTCTTCTTTACAATGTTCTTCTATAAACACTCGCAATGCCGCTTGTTCTTTTCTACTTAACCCTAGATATTCACTAGGAAATCTGTGGTGTTTGTTCCAGCAATAATAGGCAAACCATGTATCCCTATCCTTGCTGGTTAGGAGTTTTTTACTTCATCTTCCAGTTCTTGTTCAGTTTGGTTAAAACCAGAAATTTCTGTAATTTTGTCTGCTAGTTCTACCAATTCACCTGCCAAGAAAAATTTGTTTAGGAATTCTTGTGGTGTATTAACCCCTGCACTTTCTAACGTACTTGCATTTCGGAAATTAGGGTCAACCACGTGATTTAAAATAATAAGTTCATTAAATCTACCTGTGTTAAACTTAATGTTTTTATCTTTGCCCATAGTAGTAGCAATTTGTTGGTATGTGTAGAATTGGTTTGAACTCATAGGTTTAATTTTGAATGTAAAAGCAGATAATCTGCCTGAGATTGTTACAGTTTGTTCTAATTCTGAAATTGGTGTTTCCGCTAGAAAGCTTACTAAATCTTTTGCCATTTTTTGTTTCTCCTTTTCTTGTATTGCTATAAAAAATAGTCTGCCGAATTGTTATCCAGCAGACTATAATCTTTGTTAAGCCACTGGGTCGTTGAATGTGTTAATTACATCCAAGTCGTCGAATGTGAAGTCCATATCTGTTTCAAGAACTTCGTCTTCTACTGACAACTTACCAACTGGAATGGCATCCAAGTTGACGTTGAACAATGAAACAGTTTGTGTTCCGATTGTTGATGTTGGGTCGTGGTTTTCGATTGTAATTGTGAAGTATGTATCAACACCATTCTTAACATAATTGTTAGCCATATTAAGGAATTCGCTTGTTACATAGTAAATTGTCATTGAACCAGAACCAGACCATCCAGTAGTTTTGTGTTGAACACCACGTTTTCCAAGTGTTCTAACTTCTAGTTTGTTCTTTTCCAATGTTGCTTCTAATGTTTTAACATAAAACATATCACGGACTTGTCCGTTTATGATAGCGGTTGCTTTACCCTCTTGACCGCTAATGGTATCACCTGCTCTAAGTATCATTATTAGTTCCTCCTATTATTAAGCATTAACTTTACATTCTACATAAAGTTTTTCCATAGAGTCAACTGGTTGTACCCACAATCTAAGTACACAAGAATCAACGTCTGGTCCACCGACAACTTCAATATCTTTTGTGCTGTCGAAGTTTTGAATCGCTCTATATGTTCCTTGAAGTGTGTTAAGGTAATTAATCATGTCAGCTTTATAAATGTTTCTGCCTGATTCGTTATTATCAACTTTTCCTACATAAGTAGTTGCCCACATTAATTTACCAGTGTTAGCAATTTCATCCAATGTACGTTTAACTCTGTTTTTAGAAAATGCGTAATTTTTCTTTGGTGTAAATGTGTGTAATGAGTTAATATCTTTTTCAACTACAATTGCACCGTCATCACGTTTAGAAAGGATAAATTTGCCTGCGTTTAATGCAGATTCAATGTCTTTGTCTGGAATCTGGTCAATAATCGCAACTGCAACCTCTGGGTCGGCTACAACTCGGTAAGTTAGTGACTCATTGATAGCAGCACCTGCGTCCATACCAGCTACTTCAGCAACGAAAATTTCTGGTGTAACTTTTTCATCAACTGTTTCGTAACCATTAACTACGTTAATAACGTAATCACTGTCTGTAACAGATTTAAGAACAACTAATTTACATTTTCTACCGTAATTTTCATTTTGTTGTGTAATGAACAATTTTGCCGCATCCAACACTGCTTTTGAAGTAGCGTATGGTAAGCCCATTGTGTCAAATTTACGGTTGCCCATTTCTGCAAAATAAGTAGTGTAAGTGCTATCTTCAACAGTACCGTCTGTACCACCTGTTAAAGCAACTCCTGCTGTAACAGTTAAAACATCACCGTCACCAAATTCAACGAAATCGTTATCAACAAGTTCTGCACCTGTTTTAACTACCTGTGTATCTTTTTTCACACCGTTTACAAGTGTTTGAACTGTGTAAGCAATAGCATCACTTGTTGTTTCTGAAAGTGCCTCTGATGTTCCTGCCCCAATAGTAACATTTGATGCGGAAACTGCAGTGATAACACCCAAAACAGTATCTAAAGTTTCTTCTTTGTAAGCAACTGTACCAACTACTGCTGGCTCGCTTGTGAAGAAGTTTCCAGTAACGTCACCGGCATAGGCATATAAATTTTGAGTAATTACAATTTGGATTTTGTTACCAAAACTACCTGCGTATTTAGCAGTGAATTTTTTTGCCCCAACTGTTGCTTCTGCTTTTTTACCGTTAGTGTCTAATCTGTAGATGTAAGATTTGTAACAGTTAGCCAAGTGTTTTCTAAAGATTAATGCTTCTTCATCAGTTACATCAACACCAACTTTAGCTAAAGAAGAACCATCTGTTAAATCTGAACTATATAGTTCAACAAGTTGAGGACCCCAAGTTAAAGGAATTGGCAATGTACCGATACCTCTTGTACCAACTTTTGTCATAGGTTTTGGAACTGATTCGAAGTTAATATACGCTCCAGCTCTAATCTTGTTCATGGATTCATATGTGCCGCCCGCCATTTTTAAACCTCCTATTTTTGTTCTAACATTTATTTTTTCCCAAGTTCTATATTGATTTGTAAGTCTTCGCAAAATTTGTTTGTTTGGTTGTACTTTCTTGTGCGTATTGTGTATGTGGCACTTATTTGTATAAACCTTTCTACTTCTTCAGACGCCAAGTCACTTGCTCTACTTGGAAGTGTGGAATATTCAAATTCACCTGAAGCATTTCTTATTTGTGAAGGAAGTTCGATGTATCTGATACACTCCATTATTTTGACTGCTTTCGAGAACATATCTGCTCTGTTATTATTAATTGTAACCGAGTCATCCGGAAAATAATTTATTATAATGTTGAAAATATTAGTATATGAATCATATCTTTCCATTTGCTGTGTGTGGTTTATACAATACACCGATACAGCAGGTAATTTCATGTGTGGCTGTTTTTCTTTATATATACTTATGGCACTACCAAATTGATTGTATATTGCCCTACATACCCCACTTATAACTTCATTTGTTGTTACTTCTATTAATTGTGTCATTTGCCAATTCCTCGTGATTTACAGAATTTGTTGAACGCAGTATTAAATCTTCTATCTAGTTTAAGTTGGGCATTCACCAGTGCTTTTCTAGCCATGTGCCTTCCTGGTTGCCATAAACCAGTATCCCCATATTGGTTCACTATACGGTGTCCGTCTTCGACCCAAGAAGCATAATTAACATTAGTGTGAACAACAACATATCTAGTATTTCCACGTCTGAGTGGACCAGTTAGTTTCAAAGAGTTTT